AGTCATGCAGACAGTATTGCCAATTCTTTCTTTTTAGCAGTTAAAAACGGAAAAACAACTGTATCTGAATTGGCTCGGGGTTTTGGGCAAGTCGCACCATTGGCAAATTCATTGGGTATCAGTTTTGAAGAATTGATAGCCACTACATCTGCCATGACTACTTCTGGTTTGAAAGCATCAATAGCATATACACAAACCAGAGCCGCTTTGTCAAACTTGATTAAGCCAACAGAAGCAATGCAGATGGCATATGACGAATTAAATATTACAAATATACAGACCACATTGACAAATGATGGATTGGTAGAAACCATGAGATCATTAAATCGAGTATCCGAAGAATCGGGAATACCACTCGCTGATATGTTTGGTTCCGTTGAAGCACTGAATGGAGTTATGATGCTTTTGGGTAGCACCGGAGATAATGCTAATAAAATACTTGCAGATATGACTGTTAAAAATGGGGCATTGAGTTCAGCATTTGGTAACACAACAAAAACAGTATCAAATCAATTTCAATTATTAAAAAATAATTATAATGTTGAAATGATGAAATTAGGAATTCAAATATTACCAAAAATAATCAAGGCAATGGAAATATTAGGAAAAATAATTGATTCCATGACCGTTGGGTGGGATAAAATGACAACAGCATTATCTAAAGTTATTATTGCTTTTGATAAAATAGCGTCCGTAGCCAGCAAAGCATTTGATGCAATAAAAAAAGTATCAAGTCTTTTACCAAAAGGTGGCCTTATAGGGTCAGTATCCAGTGCATTTTCAGCTTTAAGCCTTGGGGGAGGAAAGGCAGATGGCGGACCAGTATCAAACAAAAGAACATATATGGTAGGAGAGAATGGACCGGAAATGTTTACACCACAAACCTCTGGTAACATTGTTCCAAATCATAAATTACAAGGTGGTGGTATAAATATAGTGGTAAATGTTGGAGGAAGTGTAACATCAGAAAGAGATTTAATAGATGTAATAGGCGACGCTTTAACAAACAAAATGAAACTTAACCAAGCCATAGCTGGATAGTATGTTATTTTATTATATAAATTCAACTGATCGAAGCGGAGATGTAGAATCAAATACATTTTCAAAACAAGGGCAGATACAACAACGAACTGATGTCTGCTCTTTTGACGTATTCAAAGGAACCAAACCAGAAGAAAATCAAGATTTAAAAGTTTATGATGGGGCGACAGTAGAAAGTCACTCTGGAGATACAATCGTTTTAAAAGATACTTACGAATTAGAGGTCAATGCTTTTCGTATAGGTCAATTTATATGGCTCAAAATTGGCGACAGTGCAATAGAAAAGGCAGAAGTGTTAACTTATACCGAAAGTACCAAAACAATCGTTTTAACGGCTTCTCCCGATGTTTCATTGAGCGCTGATGATCAGATAGGAGAATTAATATTTGGCGGAACGATCGCCCAAGTACAAGATGAAAATATTGTTATTTTAGATAACATAATTTATAAAGTAACCGGGACTGACTATACAAGGATTTTTGACAAAAAAAGAATATCAGATACGTGGGAAGATGTAGGCTCGAGATATATTATAAATGATTTTTTAAACACTACAGTAAATTATAACTCAACAATAGATGATTTAAGTTATGCAAATGCAACCGCTATACGTGCGGAATGGATAGAAAGCGGAGATGGAGATAATCCAACCATAGATGCTGCGAGTTATTTAGAATCAACATCAGCCGGAGTATTTGCTTGGACAAATTCAGGTAATACAGCTTTATGGTCTGCAACTCCAACGAGTAAAAATCTTGCTCAATTTTTTGGAACGTCATCAGGACAACCAACAAAAGGATTTATGATGTTATGGGGACAAACGACTGATCAAGCTAAAATAACTACTTTAAAAATACGACTAGGATCAGACAGTTCAAATTATGCTCTGTTTACTTTTGATTTAACAAGTGAAACAGGTTATCAATATATGAAAAGCAGAGGAGTAGACGCAGCGGTGACGGGAACCCCAGACTGGACCGCAACTGATTATTGTGCCATTGAGATAGTACAAACAGCTGACGGGACTATAAATTTAAACGGCATAAGAGTAAATGATGACAGTTCGTTCACCTGTTTTAATGTTGAAAGCACAAATAATTTTGACGATTATAGAAGCCCGCATTTAAGCCCAGCTAAACTTATCAATCAAATTGCTAAATCATGGGAAAGAATATGGTATATAGACTATGAAAGAGATATCCATTTTAAAATTAAAGAAAATACAGTCGCTCCTTACGGAATAAATGATACAAGCGATAATTTTACTAATTTAAAAATAACAGTTGATACTTCTAATATAGGAAATAGAATAAAAATTTTTGGTGGAGAAAAAATATCAGATTCGGAATATTCAGAAATCAAGGAGGGTGATAGTGCAAGGAGAGAATTTAATTTATATAGAAAATTTAGTGGTTTAGTAATTACTTTAGACGATAATTCAAGTACAGATTTAACGGAAGCAGGGACTACGACAACTAATGTGACAGCAAATACTCATGGATTAGTGACCGGCGACTATATTACCAACAGAACACGAAGCAATGCTGTAAGAAAAATAACAAAAGTAGATAATGATAATTTTACAGTTGAAGCAGTCACTGCACAAACTAGTGGTGATACTTTTTCTAAATTTGCGACTAGTAAAACATCAGGAATTGATGGTCTTGTTGACGAAACAACAGTTGATTATGTTTATAATTCAAATGCACAATCCGTGCGCGCGACAGACAGCGAGTCAACGTATGACTCGGGAGATTTTTTGAAATTTACTTATTACGAAAGATTACCAATAAATATTGAATATACAGACTCCGCTTCAGCCAATGCTTTAAAAGCCCTTGGACTTGGAGATGGTATTTTTGAAATGGATCCGATAAGTGATAGAAATATACAAGACGATGCGATTGCGTTGAGTTTAGCACAAGCCAAAGTTCAGGAATTTGGGAATCCTATTATTTCAGGTACTTTTAAAACAGACCAAAAAGGTCTAAATACTGGACAGCTTTTAACAGTGGTCGAAACTACCAATAGAAGTATAAGTGCAGATTATGTTATACAAACAATTAATACAAGACAAAGAGAAGGGAAATTTAAGGATTATCTAACTTTCAATGTTAAATTTGGGACAACACTTTTTGGATGGATAGAATTCATGCAAAAACTTTTGGCCAATGGACAAGATGTTGAACTAAATACAGATAGTGTGGTTCAAACTTTTGCGACTTCTTATGAAGATGTAGAATGTGATGAAAGCAATACTGTCACATTGGGTGGTATTTTAGTCGCTGATGAAGATGAAGATATGGAATGTAGCGAGGTAAATAATACATACGAAAATGCAAACAATTGGAAGTGGGAAACAAGCACCGGCCAACCAATAAAAACTAGGTGGTCATTATTCTCTTGGGGATAATTTAAAAATGTGATATAATATAATAATAGAACTCCATAGAGAGTCATAATAATAGACTCTTTATGTTTACAAAAAAATCAGACATCACGATAGGGAAAAAAGAAAATCCAAAAGCATGCGGGATTCATGTACTCAATGTTTGTGATGCAACATCAAAACGTGCAAAATTGTTAGGATATTTAATTGAAAAAGTCATTGAAGAAAGACACAAAATGATTGCGAGTGGTAAATCAACAGGTAAAAAACTCCATGAAAATTGGATGAAATATCATTGGTATGTATCCCAATTAAATAAGAGGTTTTTAAAAAGACAATATCTGGTTCACAATGTCACCACGACAGTTGGAAGATCGGTAATAACTCAAAGATGGGCAAATACTACAACTTATACCGGAGTTGTTAATTATGGTGCATTAGGATCCGATTCAACTGCGGCCGCCGAAGCCCAAACAACCCTCGGGACAGAAGTATATCGCAAGGCTTTGTCATCCGGAACATACTCAAATAATATTGCTTATTTAGAGAACTTTTATAATGCAACAGAAGACTTTGGAACTTATGAAGAATTCGCTTTTTTTATTGATGGTGCGGCAGGAGCAGATACTGGGGTAATGCTTAATAGATTTACTCAAACAGTCGTAAAGAGTAATGTAGAAACACTCAATGTTCGTAGTACCATTACGGTAAGTGACTCTTAAAAATAAAATATATGGCCACAAATTTTTTATCAGGAACTGTAGCCGCCAATGATGACGCCACAGCCCTACAATATAACAACTTAAGAAAAGATGTATTACAAAATGCCGGTGATTACGAAACAGCCGCAGGTGATGGTGACACCGTAACACTCGCGATAGATTCTGTAATAGCCGCATATGCCGCGGGGCAAAAATTTAGATTCCAAGCCAATGCCGCCAATACAGGTGCGGTGACTTTGAATGTCAATGCGATCGGGGCGATAGCGGTAAAGAAAAATAACGATGAAGCACTGGTTGCAAATGATATTGAGAGTGGACAAGAAGTCGAAGTAACTTACGATGGTACATATTTCCAAATGATGACACCATCATCAAACCAAGAACATGTAATTGATACACTTAATGCTGGAGAAGCTATAAATGGTGGTACTTTACCAGTAGCAGTAATGCAAAATGACAGTGACAATGAATTGTATGCGTGTGATGGAAATGACACGTCATTAATGAAATTTATAGGTTTTGCAATATCAAATTCAACAGACGGTAATCCAATAGAATTCCAAGGAAGTGGTATTGTCTCAGGATTTAGTGGATTATCAGAAGGTGAAAAATACTATGTTCAAGATGATAAAACAATCGGAACTACATCAGGCACTTATGAGGTTTTAGTTGGAATTGCAATTAGTCAAACAGAATTATTGATACAAAAAGGTGGAAGGTATGCCAGTGGAACTACAACCTTAAGTGCCACAGGAAACACAACTATAACTGTTGGATTTAAAGTAAGTAAAGTAATAATTCATGGAGATAATGGTGCTGGGGCTGGTTATGGACATTCACATGGTGGTTGGACAAAATTTGGTGGAAATGATTGTTTGTTAAAAAATAATACAGGAGTAGCTCTATCGGCAACATCTTGGAAATGTGGAACTGACTCCAATTATCATAGTGGGAGTGTTGATACAATTACAGATACAGCTTTTAATCTAAACAACACAAAAACCAATGCACCTAGTAACGCACTGTTATTTTGGGAAGCAATAGGAGATTTATAATAATTAAATTATGAAAGAATTATCAATGTCATGCCCGATTAGAGGTAAAACATTTTATTGGGCAAAACAAAAAAATAGAGAGATAACAATTACTCAATATTTTGGAGAAAATAAGAATGCTCTATTTTATGGTCCGCTTGGACACGGCGGAATTGATTTTGGTGTAAGGCATATTAGGGCTCCTAAATTTGATGGAGGAACTGCAAAAAGTAAAGCCTACGCTCCAGTTATTTGTCCTTATAACGGAACAGTAATATCAGACAGAGATACCCAGTCAGACACAAAGGGCAGATACATTGAAATTAGAACAGACGTGGTTAAAATAGATGGCAAAATGTGTAAGGCCAAGATAGTTTTATTCCATATGGCTTATATAAAAAAACGAATAACCACAGGCAAAAGAGTAAGACGTGGAGAATTACTTGGTTTTACTGGGAATACAGGAGAGTGGACAACGGGGCCACATGAGCATTTTGGGTTAAAAGTTTATTGGCAAAGAGAATATGGAAGTTTTAATGACATAGGAGAATATATAAACCCAATGAGATTTTTTACATCTTGTAGAAGCACCATGTCGGGAAGAATAAACGGAGTAACTAAATACTGGTATAAAGGAAAAGAAATAACTAAAAAACAAAGAAATTTAATTCTTAAAACTTAATTGTATGGAAATTACAGCTGTCGTTTTATCAGCCTTGACATTAGGGTTAGTTCAAATGATCAAGAGTTTCGGGTTACCGCAAAAATTTACCCCGCTAATAGCTTTAGCAGTCGGTATCGGTCTTTCATTACTCGCAATGCTTATAAATGGATTAGGAGTAGTCATCTCAATATTTCAAGGGCTGATGATCGGTCTTGCAAGTGTTGGTTTATACTCCGGTGTTAAAAATAGCATTGACAAAAGATAGAAATTATGGTATAAAAGAATTGCATATATATTTTTCATAAAAAACTGCTGGTCCAATGTTGGGATCCCCCTTTGGACAGGCTAGATCGTAAGATCGTAGAAAACCGCGTTAGATAATTATTGACTATAGGGTGACAAAATATTATCCATCCAAACAATAATAATCCTGCGGTTTTTTGTTTGCCAAAAAAAGTTATCCACTCCTCGGACTTGACAATCGGCTTGATTTGTGATAGTATATAATTATAAAACATAAACAACAAATATGAAAACAAAAACCTACGGATACATCGAAGAAAAAGTTTACTTAAAAGGGTTTGTTATAGGGGTAGTGATGATCGCAATTTTATACGGAATGAGAGTAGCCCAAAACATAACAATCGAACACTTGACTAATTTTTAAAAATTTGGTATAGTAAACTTATATGAAAAAAATCTTGCAGACAATCAATTTTACAAAAAAGAATAGCCGATTTTATTGTGTGTTTTTTGCAAGACTTCACACTGTAAAATCGGCTATTTTTAATTTTAAATAAAAATATGGATATACAAAAATTCAAAGAGAGTATCCCATCAATAAGAATGGTGGAAGCAATAGACATAGCTTTAGAGAAAGCAAGTTGGTTTGACTATAATCAATTTGTAGAAGAAATTAACAAGAAGGCAATTCTAAGAAACGAAAAAAAACCAGATAGAAAAGTTCCGTATCAAGGTAGCCCATGTCGCTCAAGAAGAACAGTCAAATTTTTAATCAAGATAGGTTTTATACTCGTTGATCCGGATAGAGGTTTAAAAGTAAACGAAGATTTTATGCCATTAAGTCAAAAATAATATGGCACGTCCTAAAAAAAATACAGTAGATTACTATCCACATCAAACCAAGCATGGGAAGACTATTTTTATACTTGAACAAAAATATGGTAATGATGGTTACTCATTTTGGTTTAAACTTTTGGAATTATTAGGAAGTACACCAGAACATTATATTGACTGTAATAACCAAAGTACGTGGGAGTTTCTACAGGCGATAACTCACCTAGACAGCAATACCTGTGAAGACATACTTGAATTACTAGCAAAACTAGAGGCTATTGATTATGATTTATGGCAAGATAATAAGATATGGAGTGAGAACTTTATTGATGGAATTGCTGATGTTTATAGGAATAGACGTGTAGAAATACCAGTCAAGCCTAGTTTCTACAACGCAAAACTCCCGATAGATGACATTACTACATCGAAAAGTACACAAAGTAAAGTAAAGGAAAGTAAAGTAGATACTACTGCGGGAGCTGAAGCACCCGCTCCGCCCAAAATAATTTTTACCAAAAAAGGAGAAACCGAAGAACATAATATAGAAGATTTATGAAAAAAGTAAACAGATCAACAATACTACGAGAAAAACGTAAGAAAGCGAGGGTAGGTGGTAAAGGTCAAATAATGGCCCGACTAGCATATCATTATTTGAAAACAGCAAAAATAGAATTAGAACCCGGAGAAGTCTACGATGCAAACAAAATTGCTAGAGGGCTTGGTAATATTTAT